GTATGAGACAGTAGGTCTCACAACATTAGGAGATTTTAAAATGGCACAATTTACAAGAGTTAATGGCGACCTAAAACCAGTATTATGGTTAGATCAGCCAGATTACACAAACACAGGCGTTAACGCAGTTTCTTCAGCATTAACAGTTCAGCCACAAGGTCCAAAGTTGGACTTCTTCACTGCAACTGCAAACGGTGCTTTGACAACTACTCAAGTTAACTCAGCAGTTCAAACAATTCAGCAGTTAGCAACTATCTACATCTATGAATACACAGACGCATCTAACGACACATTAGCATTCGCTGTATACCCAACAGGTGCATGGACAACTGCTACCCTAGTAACTGCATTAGAATCAGCTACAGGTCCCGCTTGGGCAAATGCTGTAACTGTATCAGCCTCAGCAACTTTCACTAACTAATCATTAGTTTAAGTTGAAGCATAAAGGGCCCGAGATTTATTCTCGGGTCTTTTTTTTGCCTTAAATAAAGACATGCACAGGATTACCTGCTACACACTATTCGATATCACAAAGACAGGAGTATTGAATCGTGCTAGACCGGGTGATGATATAACAGATACAAATGCATGGTATAGAAAACGTAACACACAATGCAATTTCGATACTATATTGCAAGTCATATCATTACGCGCACAGCCCGATATCATTGAAGATCCTATACGGTTAGAAATAGACTTTAGTAAGGAGCATTATTTCGGTACTATGCTTACAGATAAGAAAACTGTTCCTGTATGGAAATTCGTGTTTGAGGTGCAACATCAAAGTGTATTTGAAGATGGGGTCAGTGATCTAGGGTCTTTATATAAAGACTGTTCAGAAGTACCTATGATTCAATGTGATAGTCAATGGCACAATACAGGAGATAGGTTAGATATAACTTTGGAAAAAAGGAACATTTATTTTGTTAAATATGAATATGAATAAGTCTTATCTAGCCAAAAAGATAAAGGATATCTTTATCGTCAAGGAGTATGACGGGAGTTATAACCTGTTTGGAACATATATCATTGTTCCTAAAGAGGACGGAATATTTAAGATAGTAACTATCAATGATCCGTATGCCCCTGAATATGAGTTTTCTAGCCTTAAATATGCAGTGACTCATTGCGTATTTGAGAAGAATAAGAAATGTAAAGAGACAAAAAGACTAAGAGAATTAGACCAGATTATAGGGGCATTAGATGTCGCTATAGCACAGCATAAAAAATTGATGAATAAAAGGGAAATTCCTGATAAGTTCATTTATCTAGCAAAACTAGAAGAGGAAAAACTCAGGAGAAAAAATGCGTTAAAAGAGATTCAGGGCTACACCTCACTTTCTATGCATTTGCAGACTAAAAAGTATCAGGAATATCAAGACGAAAAGTATTGATTACTGATAAATATATCTATTAATATGGGAATTAACCATGAGACTCAACGAACTAGACAAAACACACACAGCGTCACAGGCTCTTAAGGCCAACTTCGGTTTCAGTTTTGATACATCAAGACTGAATCGCGCACAGGCTAAAACTATGCTAGAGAAGGTAGTTGGACTGATCAAGGAAGCAAAATCAAGTCCTGATTTCTACAAGAACCACACGCATCCTTCATACATGAAATTAGTATTCATGGCTCAAGCATTGACAGAGCATTATAAAAATACTAAATCTGCTAGAATCGTTGTTGAAAACGAGCAGGTAGAAAAATCACAGGTTATCTTGGCAGCACAAGATATGCTCGACAGCCTTCAGAAAATGATTGAAGAAGTCAATGATATGTTAGTCAAAGAACTACCTGCATTGACAGACAGCATTCAATCAGAGATCGGTGTCAACGAATCAGGTGCATTCAATCAGGCAGCAAGCACCGCGTTAACTACATTGAATCAAACATTGAGTCAGAGCAAATCTGAAATGCAAAATGCTATGAATGCATTGACTGGTGTTGGTAGCCCTGAAGCATTAGGTGCACCTCCAACAGGCGGTGAAGAAATGGCTGTTACTGACGTTGCGGCTACATCTACCCCCGGCGGTGAAGAAGTTGCCGGTGCTGAAATGGATGCAGAGATTGCACCAGAAGAAGAACCAGAAACAGAACCAGCAGGCGGAGTTGGTCGCGAGTTGAGGTAAAATGTACCTCTATGAATTCGTCAATGATCCGAAGTTAGTTAAGTTGATCGCCGCTACCGATCAACTTAAAACCGCATTGGAAAACCAGCAGATTACAGACAACTGGACAGTAGATAAACTATTGACCTATTTTAGGAAGTTTGATCTTACTTTTTCAACTAACGATCTATATTCTATGATTCAAAATAAACCACTAAAAAATGTAGTGAGTAACATAGAAGGTGACACAGTAGTATTCAAAGGCTTAGAGCCACAACAACCAGCACAAGCCGAAGCCCCTCCTCCTGAGCAAAGTAAAGAAGTCGTCGCAAAGATGGCTAAGTCAGCAATGACCAAATAACTTGTAATTAACTTTTTATCAAGTATAATATACAAATGATTGTTTTGACTGAGATAGCAAAAACAAAAATTAAACACCATCTCAATAAACGTGGTCAAGGTCTAGGCATCAAAATTGGTGTCAAGACTACAGGATGTTCTGGACTTGCTTACGTATTAGAGTTTGTGGATAACCACGTTGAACATGATCATGTTATTGATTATGAAGAATTTAAAGTGTTTATCGATCCAAAATCATTTGTTTATCTAACAGGAATGACCATAGACTATAAAAGACAAGGGTTGAATGAAGGCTTTGAATTCATCAACCCTAATGAAAAAGACCGCTGTGGATGCGGAGAGAGTTTTAGAGTTTGATTTATACACCTGATAAATTCCCATATAAAGAGTTAAAACGCGAGACCATTAACGGCTCAAGAAAATATATGACTCCCGATGGTCATGCTGTTCCTAGCGTGACAACTATCTTAGATGCTACAAAATCTGAAGAGAGCAAGAAAGCGTTACATGAGTGGCGCAAGCGTGTTGGACCTGAGAAGGCTCAACAGATCACTACTGAAGCCGCTGGTCGTGGAACACGAATGCACAAGTGGCTTGAGAACTATGTAAAGACAGGAGTCACAGGTGAGCCCGGTAGCAATCCATACAGTATCCAAAGCCATCAGATGGCACATTCAATCATATCTAAAGGACTATCCAACTGCACCGAGTTCTGGGGCACGGAAGTATCTTTATACTTTCCTGAAGTTTATGCAGGGACCACAGACTTAGTAGGTGTCCATGGTGGTCAAGAAGCGATAATGGACCACAAGCAGACGAACAAGCCCAAGAAGCGTGAGTGGATCGAAGACTATTTTGTGCAGACTGCGGCCTATGCAACAGCACACAATGAAGTCTGGGGCACTAAAATACGTAAGGGCGTTATTTTCATGTGTTCAGCCGCAAATGAATATCAAGAATTCATAATAGAGGGTGCTGATTTTGACAAGTATACTGATCTATGGTATACTAGACTAGACAAATATTATACGCAGTTCTTGTAACATAATAGCATAAATAGTTGTACTACTTGGTACATGTACAACTATGTCTATTATACAAATTTCAAAAATACAACAACGCGCGGGTGATCTCGTTGATCTCCCACAATTAGACGAGGCCGAGTTTGGTTTCGCTACCGATGAAAGACGACTGTTCATAGGCAAAACCACCGGCAACATTGAAAACATCGAAGTTCTTACTGCATATAGTGAGATATCGTTCGATCAGATAGAAGGTGTGAATGGTAATATATCCATTGATTCATCTACACTAGCCAATGGTCAAGTGTTAGTATATGATGGTAATAATTGGGTAAATGGCGGATTTGTAAATCTAGGCAACGTCACAAACGTATCTATTGAAGGCGGTGCTATAGGTTATGTATTAACTACTGATGGATCCGGTGGATTATCATGGTCTCCAAAAGGAATAGTAGCACAAAATATAGAAACAATCAGTGCCGCTAATCCTGGTAGAATTACTCTATCACAACCATATCCATTCGCACAAGGTGTTGAAGTCACGATCAATGGTATAACAGGTGCAGGTGGTTTTGCAACTAATTTAAATGGTAACGTCTTCTTCCTAAAGACAGTGCCCGGCAATCTACAACTATATGATTTATATACTGATTCAGGATTAGTTTCTGGTGAAAATACTTCAGGATATGGAGTGTATCCTACAGACTCAGGTATTGTGATATTCAATACTGTAACAGCAAATGGTGGATTGGTAGCAGGAACAACATATAGCGTACAGTATAATTCAGGTACAGATTTTGCCGGAGACAGCAACTTCACATGGAACTATAATACAAATCAATTAACAATTGTTGGTAATGCTAATTTACAAACAACAGTAACAACCGCGATCACTACTGGAGGTAACACAACAGCAGGTACTATCACTGGTAACTGGACTTTAACTTCAGGCTCAAGATTGACAGCGACTTATGCTGACCTTGCAGAATATTATTCTGCTGACAAAGCATATCTACCCGGTACTGTATTAGAGTTCGGTGGTGAAAAAGAAGTTACAATTGCCGGCATAGAAACTAACAAATTAGCAGGGGTAGTTTCTACTAACCCTTCTTATGTGATGAACGGTGACTTACGAACTCAGTTCCCCGTCATTTTAGCCTTGGTAGGCCGCATACCGGTCAAAGTTATCGGCAAAGTAAGTAAAGGTGATATGCTTGTTAGTGCAGGAAATGGATTGGCTAAAGTTGTTACAGGCACTCCTAAGATAGGTACAGTTATAGGTAAAGCGATAGAAAATAAAGTTGACGACGGCGACGGTTTTGTCGAAGTAATGGTTGGAAGAATTTAAAAATAAATACAAAATAGGATAACGAAAATGGCATCATACGTATATACAGGTAATTTAGTATCACAGCAATCAGCTAATATTGCTACAGACAAGATTAGAATATCAACTACGGGTGTAGGTATTCACGCGGTTACCGGTTACCCTAGAGTAGCTGGTACTGGTACAGCAACGGCAGCAACTAACAGTGCAACAGTAACTGGAGTTGGAACAGCATTTGACACTCAACTTGAAGTAGGTGGTTGGATAGGTAACACAACTGGAACAACAGTTGGAATCATATCAAGTATTGCAAACGCTACTAGTTTAACGCTTACTGCTAATGCAGGAGTAGCACTATCAAATGTTGCATACACTTTCAATAATGCAGGTGTTCCTTACGCAATTGCTACACAACAGTCAGCAATTTTTTCTGCTAATGATAGTTATAATAGCGTTTATTGCGGTCAAGGAAATGTAGTAGCGTTTCTAACAACTGGTGGCGGTGCTGGTAGTGAATTTAGTATCACTGAACTTGGTATGCCACACGCTGATACAGGTACATCAGGATCATAAAATTACGCAAAAAAGATAAATAGTTTGTACACTCTCATAGTGAGAGTTTATGCAGTACCCACTGCGTAGCGACTAGAACTCGCAATCAACAGGAGAAAACAAATGGGACGTCCATTAAAAATCGCAAAGGCTCAAGCAGTCATAGTTTTAACTGCTACTAATGCCTCAACAGAAGTAGTCACTACATCATCAAACTTAACTAATCTAGGTATCATTGCAGGTATGCCATTCATTCCAGCAAGCAATATCGGTGGCTTAGTTGCAGGTACAACTTACTGGATACTGCAAATATTGTCAGCAACTACTTTCACAGTATCAGCAACAGAATTATCAGCAAATCCAACATACACACCGGTTAATTTATCGGGTGCGGGCCCTGTTACAGTGTCAGCAACAGTTGGTTTAGTAGATGCATATTTCAACAACCCAGATGGTTCAGCAAACACATATTCAGTAGTCGGTGGTAACACAGCACTATATGGTAACCAAGTATTAGTTGGTGTATGTATCGGTATCACTGGTGAAGGCACAATAACTTGTGCAGACGACAGTCCAAACTTAGATGGTGTCGGTACTGACTTTGCAAACACATTGACTGATGGTACAATCGTGTACACAGACGCAGGTGTGATTCTTGGTACTATTGATGATATCGCAAATGCAAATGCTGTATTCGCAACATTTGCAGCCAATGCTACAGCAAACGTAACTGATGGTGCATATATCTATGGTAATCCAGAAGCAGGTTTCATCGTTCGTCAGAAAGGTAAGCAGAAGTATCTAGTCACTGGTTCAACTAGTGGTTTGACTGCCGCTTGCTATACTGCAAACGTAGCAAACACAGCATTGTTGCCAAATACTTTCAATATCCAAGGTACATATGCAAACACATCAACAGTATATGTTCAATCATTGAGCGATCATACTGCTGAGTTGTTCACTGCCAATTCGGGTGTTACTGCTCTACCTAATGAGACAGCAAATATCAACAATTCAAGTCCTGCGTTCTCGACATTCAATACTGCATATGCCGCTAATACATACGGTGGACAACCTTATCCTATCGTAACTATTAATAAGGCTTAATAAATCATGTCTAATGCAAGCGCAGTTAAACGTGTAGAACAAGCCGAGACTGAGATCGCGGTACTTCAAGTCCAGTTTAGAAATCTGGATGAGAAGATTGACGAGATTAAAGTCGAGGTTAAAGACTTGCATGACTGCCTAGACAGGAACATGGATGAGACTAAAATTATTCTCAAAGAATTTCAAGAGAGTAATAAAAAATCTCATGACGAGTTAGCAGAAAAGATATCTGGTATTGAAAAGATAAAATGGATGCTAATGGGAGCGGCCGCAGTTTTAGGTGCGACCGGTGTCGAAGCAGTAAAGATGCTTTTTGCTATGTGATGAGAGATGATTCATCTCAGTAAAAACGGGGCTTAAGCCCCGTTTTTATTTTCAGTAAGATTTTTTAATTTTTCTTTCACAATATCAATATTGATTGTGCTAAACAATCCGGGATGCATTGGTTTAGGATGTTGATTCTCACCTACCCAAGCATAGCCGATATGCTCATCATTCAATACAGGAATGAACTCATCATCTACTGAACAGAAAAATGTGTGATAAGTGAAAGTCTTATTGACAAATTTCTGTATAGGAATCAATTTGGCATCTTTTGGAAAATGTCCAATCTCTTCTACACATTCGCGTTCTAATCCTTCAAACAACGTTTCATCTTCTTCTACCTTACCGCCCGGCACGCCCCAACTATGATTGGCATCATTACGCAATAGATATAAGAATCTACCCGTATTTTTACTGTAAAAGAATAAACCTGCCGAAGTGTTTTTCATATCTAGAGTATAACACTCTATTGCTTAGATTACAATACTATAGTCGCCCTGATCGTACCAACCTTCATACGATTTCATCCATTGACCTTCTTGCTCTACATAACGATATTGGATATTAGTAGTTAGATTGGTAACATACTCTACAGTAGTCGATGCACCGGCATCGAAACTAACAAACCAATCACCGGTTGTAGAGTCATATTGTATGATATCATTCGCTTCTGCCACAAGATCACCCCAAGCAGTCGTAGTCGTACCTGCCATTCCTATATCTTCTACGATCAAGTATCTACGCCCATTCACTGGCCCGGGCAGACCTGCATTTGGTCCTTGCAACTGAGGATTAACCACAGCATCTACTGGATTCAATGTATTTTGTGGTAATGTATCTGGATCGATGTCATATATCAATAATCTATCATCTACTGGATCAAGTACTATGGTGCCTACTATGTCATCTTCCATATATGGATTTTGTAACCATATTTGACTGATTCCCGGTTTATATGCTCCGTATACATTTAATAAACTAGACCAATATAGATTTGTGTTAGGAGGTGTGGGGTCATTCAAGTCAGTATTAGGTGGGTAGAATGCGCTATCTTGAGGTAATAATTGTAATCTATTGCCTATTAATAATAATTTATATCCATATGGTGTGATCTTTTGTCTAGTACCTAATAACAAATCATCATCTTGCATGTCTTGTAATGCGTTTCCCTTAAATATGCTAGCAATAATTTTATTGATAACACCCATCTTTTTGAGTTTAGTACTTGTGCTTAACCATATAGGCATATAAAACTTCCAACTCAATACATCGATTGGATTACCTGTGCCTTGCGGAATACTACGCGAACTAAATGTAAGACCATCTTGATATACAACACTTAAACTAGTCCAGTCAACAAAGTTGTCAGTGCTTTGTATTTCAAGGCTAGGATTAAAAACAGTACCTAACTGTTCAATCAATTGTAATTTTTGATTATAATTAGTAGTCCAGAAGTCAACTTGCATACGTAATGTATAAGGTACAGGCATCAATCGTTCGACTGTAAATGCCTGTCCTTGCACTTGCTCATAACTTTGTGTCTCTGTATTATAAGCACGTTGTCTAACATTTACCTTTTCAATGTATGTAGGATTCTGCATCCAACTTTGATTATATTCTAATCCAGTTATCCAATAGGTTATGATAGGTGCACTCGGTAGTGTGCTTGCACTATTGTTAGCAATTGCAGTTGAAACTAATCTACTTTGATCTCCATACATTACCGGCACACGTACAAGTATATCGTTGCCGTTAGGGTCTTTGCCTTTAGTCACATACCAGTTGCTGAAAATCTTAGCGAACTGTAATAAAAATCTGCGTATCTGATTGTCGTAAAAAAATTGTGCCATGTGTTACTCTTATGGTAATGGGGGTAAGTTGTTCGGTGCTAATTGTAAGATACTTGATAATGGTTGTGCTGATGGTATCAAGTTACCTGTATTGTTGTTATATATCTCTGCTTCATTATTGATGAATTGAGACTTCTGTGCTTGGTCGTCCGCTGTGAATCCAGTGTCTGTACGTACATTAGTTGATATACGAATCCACAATTTTCCGTCCCAACGATATAATATCTGCGGCATATAATCGATGCGCAAGAAGTAATCACCTACTTGAGGATTTTGCGGGAACGCAATGCCTGCGCCACTTGGATAACCGTTAGGGGCAGTACCATCTCCTGATAGATAACCTGCTTCATAACCGAAACTTCTTGGACTTGCGCGACTGATATACTGATATGCAGGATCGCAGTCTGCACGCCAATCCATTTGTGTACTGATAGTACCAGTAAATCCTGGTTGAGTTGGATCTGCGTCAGCAGTAGCATATGTATTGTCAGCAGTACCATATGGACCAGTAACTGGACCAAGTGACATGACAGATAATACTTTATTACCTTCTAGCGATCTTGAACCACTACCTTCTTTGAGGACTGCAGGAGCACTTTCCATGACTTCCATATTTGTTTGTACATGGATATCCATCTTAGTGAAATCCATGTCAGCAGTCATATCCCATATGCTCTTCAATAATTCTTTACTGACTTTGATACCTGCGCTAGGATTCTTATATTTAGGATTGCGCATGTAGACTACAGTACCATAAGAACCTGTGTTAGGTGCTCCACCACTATATGTCACAACATTGATAGGTGGCGCCGGCTGATTCAGTTTGCCTGATAATGTGTTGTTGCTTTCATATATTCCATATGTTGGAACGACATATAGGTCTTTGTTGTTGTAACCTGCTTTAGGTACTATACGTTTTGCTTCTTCAAGTTGCGCATTATTAACATCAAGATTCTTGTTATATGTTGATAAGATATCTTTGAGATTCTGATTAGGATCTAATTCCCAATATGTTTCATTTGGGGGATATATTCCTACAGGAACTTCTATCTTACTGATGTAGTTCTTGTCACCATAACTTATTACATAACCAGGCGGATATACTTTAGTAGGATCCCAATCACCAAGATAATTGTCTTTGTTGATTGGCTCTTTGAGTATATTGCTAAATTCTTCACTATCTACTAATGGCTCACACTTGATACGCCATAAGTGTGGATACCAAGTTTGACTGAAACCTTCGCTAGCAAAGTTAGCATCGGTGATGCTATAGAAACGCTTCAATGCTACCGGTATTGATTCTTTTAATGGGTTGTAATCTAGTAAGTGAGGTAATTCTAATACGTCACCTACCATTAGTTTACGACCAATGATATCGATCATGTCGTTATAATGAACGGCAATAAAGATGATGTCATTGTTTAAGAATAATCCAAACTGACTTAAATCAAAGTCTAGATTCTGTACGCTATAATGTCCACGCAATCTATAGATATTTGGATCATAAACCCTATCGCGGTTTTCTAAGAACAATAAGTCTTGTATCTGTGTAGGATCAGGACTGACATACTGCGGTTGAGTGTAGTCTGCACTTGGTGTCTGTGCAGACGGGCCCATATATTTGTGGATATAAAGGTCAGTTCCACCCACAGTAAGTTGCTCCGAAATCGTCCTGTCGAAGAATTTATAATCGTTAGTTTTCGTTGGGTGATATAGCGATAATTTGGGCATACAGTATTTAGTCGTTTAGAATCAATGACTTACAAAGGGCTTGACTTTTATCAGACAGGGTGATAGAATAAGTAAATTGATAATAGCATTGGAGACTACTATGGTCAAGACTAAAACGCATGAAATCAAGCCCTTGAATCCCAGGGATGCAGACGCTAAGTATTTTGGACCCGAACCCGATTTTAGTGTAGAAAACGCTAAACATAGTTTGGGTGAAGCACTAACATGGTATCATCACTTCTACGATAAGAAGGATGCTAAAGAATTTATTGCCCAATATCTTGACTTTACAGGCAAGATTACTGAAGCAAAAGCATTTCGCCGTGTAAGCGATAGCAATGTGACTACTACTTATGGATTCGTGGCACGATGCGTGTTGCGCGGATACAACGATGAGAATACGATCAATAAACTGTCCTCAGAAATCGAACGTTTGTTGACGGAAGATAAGGAAGAGGTAGTAGCAGAACAGGTAACTACTACTGTGGTCATCAAGCCGAACATTCAAGAGCGTATGCGTGAGAAGGCTCTAGAAGCAGGTGGAGAACTTGAGGGGCAGTGGGATGAATATATTCTAGGTGGTTGCAAGAAAGAAAGCAACATCAATCCGGTCAGTGTGTTGACACAATACAATGTGTTGCCGCAACATATCAATATTTTGACTAGTGCTTGGCAACGTAAACTGGATGAGTATACCGAGTTGCAAGCAGGTAAAGATGAGCAGTTGAACGAAGCATATTCACATTTAGGTAAGGTACAGGTTCGCAACATAATCGGCGTGATTGAGAAGGTTATCTCTGACCTCAATTCATACGTCAATATTAAAAAGGCAGGGCGAAAGCCACGTGCTAAGAAAGCAGTGCCGATCGAAAAGATTGTGCGTAGCCTCAAGTATCTCAAGACATTCAAACTTGAGAAACTTGAGTTGGTCAGTGTACCATCTACAAAGTTGCATGGTTGTGCTGAGGCTTGGGTCTATGATACTAAGAAGCGTAAGTTGATTCACTTAGTTGCTGATGAATATGGCAAGAGTTTGACTGTCAAAGGTAACAGTGTTATCGGGTTCTGCACTAAGAATTCTGAGACTAAGACACTACGTAAGCCCGAAGTGCAAATCAAAGAAGTCATGGGAAGTAAGCCCGCGGCACGTAAGTACTTCAAAGACATCAAGGCTGTATCGACTACACCTAACGGTCGATTCAATGAAAACATGATTATCCTAAAGGCATTCTAATGGAAGAATCATTTGATCCGTTAGGTAAAAGAATGGAAACTATGATGACAATCATAGATACTGCTATATTGTCAACAGAGAACGCTAATGATCAACTAATGTTGGCATGTGCAATGATGCAACGTACTAAAGAGATATTTGATAGTATCCTAGGTGAAGAAGGTAGAAAAAAAATGTTCAAGGAGTTAGTATGAATAATGTAGATTTAAACAAGTATATGGAATTTGTTGAAGCAGTTACTAGTAAACAAAGTAATGATCTTACTACGTTTATGAATGTGTTAGACAGAATCGATGGCAATTACGAAGCATATGGTCCGAACGGTGAGTATGTTCATGGTCCAGATATCAATGTACCATTATTGCTTTGTGGTGCTATCGGTCTTGGTAGCGAGACAGGTGAGTTTCAAGAAATCGTAAAGAAGATTGTGTTTCAGGGCAAGCCCCTCAATGAAGAAGCGCACTTTCACATGAAGCGTGAACTAGGTGATATCATGTGGTATTGGGTTAATGCATGTCGTGCATTGAATCTCGACCCTAATGATGTTGTCGCTGAAAACGTCAAGAAACTTGAAGCACGATACCCGGGCGGACACTTTGACGTTTACTATAGCGAGAATCGAAAAGAGGGAGACCTTTAAAATCCGATAAATACAACTATTAATCGGAATATAACATGGCTGCGGATCCACTATCAACCCCAACTAACGCTAATTTACAGCAACTAAAAGATGCGATGTTCGACAACCTAAGGTTACGCTTAGGTGGTGACATCATTGATCTAGAATTAGATCCGCAACATTATGAAGCGGCGTATGACTATGCTATTAAGACGTATAGACAACGTGCGCAGAATTCTACGCAAGAAGGTTACACCTTGATGACTATCATCAAGAACGTTGATACATATACACTTCCAAGTGAATTTATTAACGTTCGTGCTATCTTCCGTAGAACAGTAGGTCTTGAGACAGGCCCTTCAAGCACAAGTTTTGACCCATTCAGTAGTGCTATTCTTAACACTTACCTATTGAACTATAACTACACAGGTGGCATGGCTACATATGATTTCTATGCTGGTTATGTAGAATTAGCGGCACGTATGTTTGGTGGTTATGTCACTTATACTTTTAACCCTGTCACTAAAGTATTGCGTACTGTGCGCGACTTCAAGGGCACAGGTGAGCGTGTGTTGATCTGGGCAGATATGACTAGACCTGAGACTGAGATATTGCAAGATCCGGGCGCAGGTATCTGGCTAGCAGATTTTATCTTAGCACAACTCAAGATTATCATCGGTGAAGCCCGCGAGAAGTTTGGTACTATCGCAGGCCCCGGTGGCGGCACAAGTTTGAATGGTACTGCTATGAAAGCAGAAGGTAAAGCAGATCAAGAAAGACTATTAGAAGACCTGCGCAAGTATCAAGATTACAGCCAACCATTGACTTGGATACAAGGTTAATACCGTATGTTGAAAATTTACAATCCAGGTACAGGATTCCCGCATAGTTTTGATAAGGTTATAGGATGTTATTATAAAAACTTCCTGCAGTTTGATATAGAGTCAAATGATTTTAAACATACTAGCAATATAAAAGATGCAGATATAATCGCTATCCATGGTCATGATATATTTGGTCAAGATCAAATATATGACAAAGTTCAACAAATCAAAGACTTGAATCTAAGTCCACATCAGAAACTTTTAATATTACATATTTTTCACATAGATCATTGCTTTCCTGATAGAAACTATTTTCTATTTGCTAGAAAAATATTACAACAAGAAATACCCAATGAGTTTGCTATAGTACATACTAACTTTGCCCTAGATACAGAGATAAGTTATGATTTTTTGTGGAATAGACAAAAGATATATTTCACAGATTATAATAGAATCAACCTTAGAGAACGATTGTATGTACAAGGTGCTAATATCAAGAATTTTGAATTAAGACCTATAGAAAAGATAACGGATAAAAAGACTAATTCGATACGAAAATATTTGTGCCCCAATAGGATATATCAAACGTTTGATCACCCTAGATTTAAATTCAGAAAAAAATTAAAAAAGTTGATAGACATGTATCCAAAGGATGGTCACTATAGTGATTTCTCAAAAGGGTTAATATTAGAAACAGAAAACCCTCATACTGATAAGTTCTTGAATAATGGTGGCTGGTATCCTATCGCCAATCATTATTATCAAGGTACATATTTTAGTATGTACTGTGAGACGATCACTGGTAATCAGAACTTTTTTGATGAGACAATAAAGTACAGATCCATAACAGAGAAAACTTGGGATCCATTAATCAAGGGTCATTTCATATTACCATTCGGTTATATGGGCTTAGTAGATGACATACGATCATATGGATTTAAACTTCCAGATTGGATAGATTATAGTTACGACACGCTACCTAATACTGACGAGCGTTTCGACTCATATGCCAACTCAGCCAAAAAACTACTTGATCTCTCAATCGATGAACTACATGAATTATATAAAAAAGACAGAGATATTTTGGTACACAATCGTGAACTATTCTGGACTAGACCTTATGATTCATTACATGACAAAGTTATTAATTTTTTTAAATAGGAAAAATATTTGATTGACAAACTATATTTTTCAATGTACAATAATCTTTCTATTTGAAAGAGAGTTACCATGATTATAGGAGTCTCAGGTTTTATAGGTAGCGGCAAAGATACAATTGCTGACTACTTGATCACATTCAAGGGCTTTAAACGTATGAGTTACGCAGGCCCACTAAAAGATGCGGTCGCAAGTATCTTTAATTGGGATCGTGAAATGCTAGAAGGCACTACCAAGAGTAGTCGCGAGTGGCGAGATCAAGTTGATTCTTGGTGGGCAGAGCGTTTAGATATCAGACATCTTACCCCTAGATGGGTACTACAGCAATGGGGTACTGAAGTAGGCCGTAGGGCATTCCATGACGATATCTGGATCGCTAGCATTGAAAACAAATTAAGAACGGCTAAAGACGATATCGTTATCAGCGATTGCAGATTTCCTAACGAATTGAAATCTATCAAGCGTCTAGGGGGAATCACTGTCAGAGTATCTAGGGGAGATAATCCACCTTGGCATGATGCTGCCTTGACTTATTCAAAAGGTTATTATGCGCAGGGCTATCCCGAAGCAATGAAAATTCTAGAATCATCTAACGTACATGCTAGCGAATATAGTAGCGTGGGATTAGAATACGATCATCATATAGAGAACAATGGAACTATTGATGAATTACACAGAAAGATCGATTCAATAGTCAACTTGTAAGTCACCGCGCTTCCATGTAACTTTTTGTCGTTTAACGACCTCGATACAGTTCAAACAGATAGACCTCAGATTACTAAACGCAGTATTTCTGAGGTCTCCGTCTATGTGGAACACGGTCATCTGAGTATGATATATGCATTTAAAGCCGCAGATATCACAAACTTGCTTCTTTTTATAACCTGCTTTGACCCAGTTGCTAGGTCTTGTCTTTACTTTATTCTTCTTTTTACCGCACTCATCACATATACTGCGGTAGTGTTTCACACCGTCACGAATATAATTAACGGCTCTAGGGTTCTTATTGCATTGATTGCAGATAGGTCTTAGTAATCCCATATTGATATTTATCTAAAACCTTCGAAGGTCTCTTAGTCCTTGGTTTTTTCATACCTGTACTAAATAATATTAAGCGTATTAGGGTTGTTACCCTCAAAATATAACATTATAGGAAACAAAAAAATGGCACTTACATCACCCGGCGTAGAAGTTACGATAGTAGATCAAAGTCAGTATCTTCCAGCCCCAACCAATTCAACCCCTCTTGTGATTGTTGCTACAGCACAAGATAAGGCAAACCCAAACGGAGCAGGTGTTGCAGTAGCAACAACTCCTGCTAATGCGGGTAAATTGTTTCAAGTCACTAGTCAACGTGATCTTGTTTCTCTTTACGGCACACCGTTCTTCTATAGCACAACAGACGGTACTCCTATTCAAGGTTATGAATTGAATGAGTATGGTCTATTGGCTGCATACTCAGCATTAGGTGCTACAAATCGTTGCTATGTACTAAGAGCAGATATCGATCTAGCAAGTTTAGTAGGTCAGACAGGTCGTCCAACAGGTGAACCAGAAGATGGTGCATACTGGTTAGACACTACTACAACTGCTTGGGGTATTTTCGAATGGAATGCTACAACAGAACTATTTGCACAAAAGACTCCTATCGTTATCACAGATAGCGATAACATGGTCGCTAATTTCCCTGCTCCTTTCTTGGGATCAGTAGGAGATTACGCTGTTAATGCTATACAGATCACAGCGGCTCCTGGTTCAGCACAAGCACAGCAATTCTTCTATAAGAATAGCGACAATGTATGGGTAGTTGTAGGTTCATATGAATGGCAAAATAGCATCCCTGCAGTAACAGGTACTAATAGCAATCCTACATTGACAGCAGGTAACACATTTGGTATCACTTTAGCAGGCGGAACAGCGGCAGAGACTGCGTTCGTTACAATCACAGTTCCTGGACTTGGATCAAATAATGTAACAGGTGTTGCAGCCGCAATTAATGCATTAGGCTGGCATGGTGTGGAAGCCGCAGTTAATAGTTCAGGTCGCTTAGAGATATTTGCGAATAACAGTCTTGGACTCAATATCCAAACAGGTACTGGTACAGTACTAACTGATATAGGTATCACACCGAAAATCTATTATCCACCTGCCCTACAATTTGGTACATCTGCTCAATTACCATTATGGGGTGCCGGACAGCAAAATCCTGCTCCATCAGGTTCAGTATGGATGAAGATCGGTGCATCAGGCAATGGCATGAACTTAGCAGTTAAAGAATACGATGCCGTTTCTAGCGCATGGGTATCAAGAACTGCTGTGTTAGCAACAAGCGATGCATCAATAACTAATACTCTCGATTCAACTGGCGGTCAGGCTATCCCTGCAGGTACGATATATGCTCAATATGATTTCGATGAGCAGTATGACGAGGCTCCTGTTTACTTGTGGAGACGTTTAGCAACTGGTCCTACAATCGTGACTGGTACTAATACTAGCCCAAGTTTTGATGCAGGTCCTTATACTGCAAACATTTATGTAACTACACCAAACAGCAGTGGTTGGAGCGGTCCTTATGCAATGTCATTAGCAGATAATACTTTTGCTGAAGAGTTTGTTGAAGCATTTCAGTTAGCAGGTGCTCCATATACTACTGCAACAGTAGGAACAGATGGTTCTATACAGATAACTCACACATTAGGTGGTACTATCCGTGTCGATGACATCGATCCATCTACTGGTCTAAGCCAGGGTCTAATGTCTGAAGCAGGCTTCATCATAGGTTCTACTGATGGCGTTAAGTTTGGATATTTTGTAGATACACAATTTACATTAAGCGCAAACTCAACTTCAGGAAGTGGTACAGGTGCTCAATTTGTTATAGACAAACAATCACACATATATACAATCACTTCTATAGCGGCAGCAGGTACTGGTTATGTAGTAGGTGATACATTAACATTCAACGGTGTAAATCTAGGTGGTGTTACCGGCACAAATGACTTTGTGGTGAAGGTGGCGGCAGTTAACGGCTCAGGCGGTATCTTGAAGGTTGCAGAAGCAACTACTAGTGACACGCCGGCATTCGTTTATGAAGTGCAGTTGAGCAATTGGGTAGAGTTTGCATACACTGCTAACGAAGGTGCTCCAACAGAGATTCCTGCTACTGGAACTAATTGGTTCTATAGCGTAGTCGATGAAGTAGACATCATGGTTAGAACAAACAGTGGCTGGAAAGGTTATCGTAATGTAAACTATAACAGCAACGGTTTCCCACTACCATCAGGTACAAACACTACAGATCCAAATGGTCCTATCGTAAGTGCAAGCGAACCAACTACGCAAAGTGATGGTACTGCTCTTGCTTATGGTGATCTATGGGTAGACACTAGTGATCTTGAGAACTATCCGCTAATCAGTCGTTGGCAACTAGTCGACGGCGAAGACAGATGGGTATTGATCGACAATACTGATCAAGTATCAGGTTCAGGTATCGTATTTGCTGACGCACGTTGGTCAACTGATCAAAATACTATCAACCCAGCAAACGATCCTATCCCAACTATCAAGGGTTTGTTGACAAGCAACAACTTAGACTTAGATGCACCAAATCCAAGTCTATATCCAGTAGGTATGATGTTGTTCAACACACGCCGTTCAGGTTATAACGTCAAGCAGTGGAGAAATAATTACTTCAATTCAGCAAGTTTCCCCGATGAAACATTACCTACTATACGTAGCACATGGGTAAGTGCAAGCGGATTGCAGAGTGACGGTTCACCTTACATGGGTCGCAAGGCTCAGAGAGCAATGGTTGTATCAGCAATGCGTTCTGTAGTAGACACTAATACTGCAATACGTGATGAAGACAACTATTTCAACTTGATGGCAACACCTAACTATCCAGAACTACAACCTAACATGGTTGTGTTGAATAGTGATCGCGGTGAGACAGGTTACATCTTGGGTGACACTCCAATGGGATTACCTGATGATGCAACAGCAATTCAAGCATGGGCAACTAATGCCGCAGGTGCAACAAGCACAGGTGAAGATGGTTGTGTAACACGCAACACTTATCTAGGCTTGTTCTACCCAAGTGGAATTGCAAATGACTTGAGCGGTAACGAAGTAGCAGTTCCAGCATCACACATGATGTTGCGTACATTCTTGCGTAACGATACAGTCGCTTATCCTTGGTTAGCGGCAGCAGGTACTCGTCGTGGTATCATCGACAACGCATTGAATATCGGTTACTTGGATCGTGCAACTGGTGAGTTCCAAGTCATCAAGACACGTATCGGTATACGTGATGTTCTCTACATCAACTTCATCAACCCACTAGTGTTCTTCACTGGCAATGGATTGTTGAACTATGGTAACAAGACATCATTCAATAGTCAAAGCGCATTGGATAGAACAAACGTAGCACGTTTGGTCGCTTATATCCGTCGTCAATTGACTATAGCCGCAAGACCGTTCGTATTCGAACCAAACGATGCATTGACTCGTCAGCAAATTTCTGGCGTTGTTGAATCGTTGTTCGTTGATCTTGTTGCTAAACGAGGCATCTATGACTACTTGGTAGTCTGCGATGAATCAAACAACACCCCTGCTAGAATAGATCGCAATGAATTGTGGGTCGATGTCGCAGTTGAGCCTGTCAAGGCTGCTGAATTCATCTACATCCCAGTTCGTATCTTGAACACAGGTGAGTTGTCAGGAGCATAATAAAAAAGATAGAGAGAGTCTCTAAGAGGCTCTCTCACTTATGATAAATACTATAAAGTAGGAGAATTTACAAATGGCAACAGCCTCACAATCATTGTTTAACATGACAGTCGCATCTGATAATGCCGGAGGCAATCAGGGCCTGTTGATGCCAAAACTACAATATCGCTTCAGAGTTAATTTCTTGAACTTTGGCGTCGATGCGGCCGGCGGTCTAGCGTTAACTAAGCAAGTTATTGACGTGGCAAGACCCCAGATACAGTTCCAAGAAATCACAATTCCAGTTTACAACTCAACATTGTATCTTGCTGGTAAGTATGCATGGCAGCCTATCACAGTAAACGTTCGTGATGATGCATCAGGTACAGTTTCAAGAGCAGTTGGACAACAAGTTCAAAAGCAATTAGATTTCGTAGAGCAAGCATCTGCGGCAACTGGTCAAGACTATAAGTTCCAGACTAACATCGAAATATTAGATGGTGGTAACGGTACTAGTGCACCAGTAGTCTTAGAAACATGGGAACTATATGGTTGCTTTGTACAGACTGTAAACTACAATACATTGAACTATGGTACTAACGAGGCTGTAACGATAGCATTGACATTACGTTATGACAACGCAATACAATCACCACTCGCTTCTGGCGTTGGTGCAAGTATCGGAAGAATCTTGACTGGCGATTCAGTAACAGGCCTTGGCGCCTAACTAATAGTTAGGGTCTCCTGGTGCAGGTTGGATTTATTCAAGACCTACTTAAAGGCGCTGCCGGAGCAGTCTTCGGCAGCGATTACCTTAGAGACTATAGGCACGCCGCAAAAACATTTAGGACTAATAGTTATCAAAACGCTCCTAAATATAAATTCATATTTCATACCTACTTTAACATCAATGTCGAAGCGTGGCCAGATTCAGTAGATAAAAATATAGGTTTATTAGTTAAAGATGTAAAACTTCCCTCGTATGGTTTTAACACAATACAACTCAATCAATATAATCGTAAACGTATCGTACAGACTAAAATAAAATACGACCCTGTAAACATAAGTTTTCATGATGATAATGACAACCTCATCAATAGAATGTGGTATAATTATTATACGTATTATTATGCAGATGCAACTAAACCTACTGTATTTTTAGGTAAGCGAGGCGCGATACCACCTAATAATGATAATAGCAGTTCTGCACAAACTACTAACGCAGATTATAATATAACAAATATCTATGACGATAGCATAAGCGGAAATGATAATTGGGGTTATATCGGCGAGACCGCTACTCCAAAATTTGGACACAAGGTTCCTTTCTTTAAGAACATTACAGTGTTTGGTTTCAATCAACATGCATTCACTGCTTATACTTTAATAAACCCTATTATAACTAACTTTGCACATGACACATACAGTTATGCTGATGGTGCAGGAGTCATGCAAAATCAAATGACAGTAGATTATGAAACTGTAGTTTACAATGAAGGTGCTATTGACGGTAGAGCACCCGGCGATATAGTTACAGGTTTTGGTGATCCAGCAACATACGATAGAAAACCAAGTCCTATCATGATGCCAGGAGCCAATGGTAGCATATTAGGTCAAGGTGGATTAGTTGATGCAGCCGGTGGCGCAGTTAAAAGTTTCAGCGATGGTAATATTTTAGGCGCACTACGTACAGCAGGCACAGCATATAATACGTTTAAAAATATCAACTTGAAACAAACAGCAAAAGCAGAACTCGAAAACATGGTAGCACAGGCAGCATGGCAGTTCGGTAGCCCTATCAGTAAAAATAGAAATATATTATTCGACATTCCTAATAAATCAGTCACTCCTTATACAGTAGGCACTGCCGGTGCACCTACTATCAGCAATCCTCCTACTCCGAACCCTGTAACTCCTGTCTCTAATGCAGGAGTTCAAGTAAGAACTACTTACAATAATAAATAAGACATGGCATTAATAGTAACACAAACCGAAAGCATTGACAGGACAGTAAAGATTTTTGATAATTTTTACAATGTCGCTGTCACAGTACCTACAAATGAATATGATATAGTATTAAGTTATTTTAAAAGTGTATGCGAGACAGAATCAATAGCACAAAATTTTACAGCATTCTTTTTTAGAGTATCACAAGAATCAGGCATAAACGCAATAACATTATTAGAAAATATTAAAGGCACAACTAAAAATAAACTAGAAGTAAATCAATATCTCGCATACTACCTAAATAGTTTTAAATCAAAAACAAGCCTTTATGGGGTAGCAACTATACCCAGACCTGTACAACCAGTGGCACGTAACGTAGTTTTATGACATGGCTAATTACGCACAAGGTAAATACCAAGTAAAGAACAAACACAAATACGTAGGCAAAACAGTGCCTAAATATCGTTCAGGTTGGGAATTAACATTTATGATGTTTTGTGATAACCACGATAGCGTATTACAGTGGGCTAGTGAATCTATACAAATACCCTACAGGAATCCACTGACGGGTAAACAGACTGTTTATATACCTGACTTTTTTGTTTTATACCAAGATAGATTAGGTCATCAACGAGCAGAGATAGTAGAGATAAAACCCAAAAAACAAAGTCTCATTGAGAGCAGAGTGGCTAGTGCAAGAGAAAGAGTCACGGTAGCATTGAATCATGCAAAATGGGCGGCTGCTATGGCCTATTGTAAAAGGATAGGTTGTACATTTAGAGTAGTTACTGAAGATGATTTGTTCTACAAGGGCAAACGCAAATAAATAATGCATGACCAGAAAACTTGAAGAATTATTCAATCTCTCTCAATCTGAAGAGAGTACCGAAGAGTTTCAGTTACCGCCTGAGACTCAGGAAGTAACGGTATCTGCACTCAATAACCTCGAAAAGATCGAAAATGCATTACCTCAAGTCAGGGGTCTTGAAACCGCTGACGTAGAGATGGACGAACTAGCCAACCTAGCACAAAACAGTTATAAGGACTTGATGGATCTAGGAATGCAAGTAGATAGTCGCTTTAGTAGCGAGATTTTCGGTGTTGCAGGAACTATGCTAGGACATGCTATCACAGCAAAAACAGCCAAAGTAAGCAAAAAACTCAAGATGATTGAGTTGCAGTTAAAGAAGGCCGCGCTAGACCAGAAGCAATCTAGCAAAGACAAAGAGATAGACAACACTCCGTTAGGTGAGGGTAAAGCACTTGATCGTAATGAGATACTCAAGGCACTTCTTGACAAAAAGACGGATAAATGATAAATATTAGATACGGGAATTATAAGATATGAAAAGCCTAAAACAATACATTGCTGAAAGCGTACATCTATATGATGTCACTATTAAGATCGCGGGTGAAGTGGATAAGAACTTCTTAGATTTGTTCATATTCAATTTAAAGAAGTTTGAACCAGCAGGACCAATCACTCCTAAGACACTTCCTATTGCTAAAGACCCATATGGATTTCCTGGCGTACATAACGAACCAGTGACACTATTAAAGTGCAAGTTCCGTTATCCATGCACTGAGCCAATGGTACAACAGTTGGCACAATTATTAGGCTATAATTTGAATTATGTTCGTTTGGTTGATAGCAAATATGACGATAGCATCAATCGCGAACAAGAAGAATATGCTAATCAAATGAATCCTAACACAAAAGATTTTGATAAGATTAGCGGAGCAGATCAGGCAAATAAAGATTATGCTGATTCATATCTAAGTAGTATCAAAGAACAGAGCAAGGATTCACAGATAATGATTCCTTATTCAGCGAAAGAAACACCGGACAGTTTTGATCCATTCAAGCCTTATTTAGATGACAAGAGCATGGGTGATAAGAGTCCTATGACAAATATCAAACGTCCAGAAAAGCCAAAAACAGGCGCAATGGTATAAGAGGAACCGATCATGGATTTTAGAAAATTTCTAGAAATGGTTAATGAAGAAGATGCATATGATAAAGATGCTAAATCTTCTGACAAGCCACACGATAAAAAAGCAGCCGCAGAACGTGCTAAGAAAGCGGCATTGGCTGCTAAAGATAAAAAGAAATCTTTGAAAGATTGGTTTGAAACCATCGACAAGAATATGATTAACGAAGCAGATCAATTGACTATTGAACCTGCAAAACAATCAGCACAAGTTATTAAAAAAGGTAATGAAGTGATTGGCTCAGTAACTAATCCTGCACTTGCCGCAACAATCAAATCAGCGATCGGTAAAGGTGAGATGTCACTAGCCGGAGACGAAATGAAAGAAGACGCTCTTGATGAGAAATGGGCCGGCGATGCTAAGGTGGAGCCAACTGGTCAATATGCAGGTAAGAGTGTTGAAGAATTGAAATCAATGCTTACTAAATTAAAGAAGAGTGGCCCACACAAAGAAGGTACTCCTGGCTTTAAGAGAATGCGTCAGATCATGTTCGCCATCCGTGCCAAGAAAGATTGGAAGGGCGGAGTTGACGAAGCATCAGTAGAAGAAAGTGGTCTTCAAGCATACTTAGGTAAAAAGAAGTATGGCAAAGAAGGCATGGCTGCTCTACAACAGGCAGGTCGCGATGGCGCAAGCAAAGAAAAGATGGCACAGATTCGCGCAAAGCACGACAAACTAGATGAAGTTCAAGTTGACGAGAAGGCAAAGAATCCTTATGCTGTAGGCATGGCACAAGCCATGAAATCAGCAGGTGATAAACCACCATTAAAGAAATCAACAATCACTAAAGCACACGACATTGCTAAGTCAATTAAGAAAACTGACGAAGCAGAAATTCCACATGCAGGTCCAGACTACGGTGCTGGATTAGGCGCTGGTCGTAGTCAAAAAACATTAGAAGCGAAAAAAGATTTTGCAGGTAAGTTTCAAAAAAATATAGATAAGTCTAATAAAGACAAAAAAGAAACTGAAGAAAAAGTAAAATCGCATCAAAAAGATGAAAAGAAAAAGAAGGTAGACGAAGCAATGAATACATTAGAAGCAGCCTATCACGAAGGCAAATCACACGGATTGAGCAAGTCAAATTATGCTTGCCGCTATAACGAAGGCAGTGATGAACACCGTCGTTATCACGAAGGTTTCAAAGAAGGCATCGATGAGTGCTATGGCTTGATGCCAAATCGCGGTCTTGTAGTAAGCGAGATCGAATCAGGACAAGATGTTGTCGATGATATGGCAAGTTATGGTGCCGAAGAAGGCGCACTGGGCGAGATGGACAAAACTGCTTACATGAAGCAACAAGCCATGAAGACACCCGGTGACACATTCAAAGCATTTGGTCAGACTATGCATGACAAAGATGTACTAGAAACAGATGCATTTGCATTCGAATCATTAGACAAGCAGTTGAATGATCTATTGAATGAAAACGTCGTAAGCGAAGGTCTAAGCGTCAACATGTCACAAGGTTTAGATGATGGCATGGGTGATGATTCAGTAAGCGTTTCAGCAACAGGTGATGATGCTGGTAAGTTGTTGGCATTCATTAAGCAAGTTGGTCTAGGTGGTCTCGGTGGCGAACAGCAACTAGACAGTCCAGCAGAGCCAGCAGTCGCGATGAGTGACTATGGTGCACCTAAGTTCAGTGGCTATGACGATAAAGGCGGCATGATGGGCTTGTTAAAAGTCATGTCAGGTGGTGATGACTATAAAGATGAAGAAGGACATGATCACGCTCAAGAACAAACTTGCAACGAGTGCGGTGGCATGATGGAAGCAGGTCATAAGTGCGGCGAAGGTAAAGAGATGGTTGATGAAGTAGAATCAGAAGACCAGATGGAATATCAAGTCGCAGAAGATGACGGAGAAGGTTATGAGCAAGGTCAAGAAGCCGCGGCACAAATTGATTCAGCGTTGGCAGCAGGTGGGTCAGCCAAAGGTGGAGCGACTAACGAAGACGGTATGGAAAGCGATCCATTAGCGGCTGATGCAGTAGCGTCAGCAGATGCAGCCGAAGAGGAAGAAGAAGCAATGAGCGAATCAAGAACAAGTTTCTTGAATCTATACAAGAAATTAGCATGGCTTGCTGAAGAGTCAACTAGTGAGAAAGATGACAAGGCAGAAAAGGCTGCTAAGAAAGTCGCTAAAGATATCGAATATGATGAAGATCATAAAGGTAAAGATGACAACAAAGCAGAAAAAGCCGGCGAAAAAGTAAAGAAAGACATCGAATACGATGACAAGAAAGACAAGAAAGAAAAAGTCGATGAGTGGGCAAATGATGCGGGTAAAGACGGTACACAGCAGACATTTGAACGTGATATAGAATTCATGACTCAAGTTATCTCAGGTGGCTTGAACAAGCCTAAGTCAACTGGTCAGCAAACTATCCCTGTACTTGCAGGTGATAAAGAGCGCACAGGAGATGAAGATTTCGCTGAGTTCAGAAGACTTGCAGGTCTTGGTCAGTAATAAGGCTATTGTATAATAGCAACAGAGAATACCCGGCACACGTCGGGTATTTTTTTTGGCGTTTTACTTTATCCCAGAACGATAAATACTAGATTAACGGTGAGTGGTTAAATGGCACAAAGAAACATTGACTTCGGTAGTTTTCCAGATGATCCAGACGCAGACGCGATACGCGCCGCGTTTCAAAAGACACAGGATAA